CGGCATCCCCTGCGGCAGCCCGTGCGGCATCCCATGCGGCATCCCGTGCGGCAGCCGCATCTTTCCTGATGGCTTCCAGCGGGGCCTTGATCGGTGCGAAGCCTTCAACGCCCGTGATTTCCGGCAGATTGGCGAGCGTATCAGCCTGATCCTTGAGGCCAGCTAGCCGAAGCCAAGCGGGCGTATGGACGCGGATAAGCCAGTCCGCCGCCATGATGGCGCGCCGTTCCTCAACTTCCGGCGTGGAGCGTGTCCCGACCGTCTTGACGATCAGCGGAAGAATGAGGCGGTTGCGATCCTCGTCGCTCAGACTGTCGTTCCATGAGATCATGAAGGCAGTGATGACCGGGCAAACGCAGGCAGGATGATCCGAGTGCGGTTCGCCGGTGATGTAGGCTACAGCTTCCATCGCACATACGCCATCCTCAAAGCTGTGATGGTCGCCACTCGACAGGCCCCACTCCATCACGGTCGCCAGTTTCGCTTCGTCTATCTGGATTGCGCCCTGCGCCATCATGTCCTCCGTCTCAGGCCCGATTGCCTTTCGATGGAGGTGTTATGTGCCCTATCTGGGCATATGTCAACTAACTAAATGCCCACTGTGGGCATATTTTTAATCAGGCCAAATCTCATCCGGCCACCAGTCAGCATCTTCCGACCCCGGAGGCGGCCAATCAGCAGCGCGCGAGTCGGAAGGTTCCGGCAACACAGGCTCGGTCCCGTCGAGGTGGGCGCGGATCGTCGCACCCCACTTGTCTGCCTGTTGGAAGATCGCCTTCACGCCAAGGCGGCGCATGGCGGTGTGGATCATCTGGCAGCGTTCGGCGCGAATATAGCCGATCTGGATATGGCGGGCGCTATAGACGGCGATGGCCTGCTTGTCCGCGATGTTCTTGGGTTCCGGCACCAGATGGACAGGCTCGCCGGGGATGCACATCGCTATCTCAAAGCGGCGTGTCGGGCCTTTCTTGTTGGGATGATCGGCCCCGACTACGGCTAGGGAGAGGAGGCGCATTAACCTGCGGCCAAAAGCCCCAGCTTGGAGAGGATGGTCAAGGCGGCGACCAGCAGCGTAAGGCTAATGCCCAAGGCCGTCACAATGAAGCCCTTGCCCGCCATCGTCGCCTTAATGACAGCAATGTCGGCAGGCATAGGCTCCGTGCGCGCGTCGATGCGGTCCACCTGTTTCACGAGATGGGACACATCCGCTTCCAGCTTGGCGACACGTGCTTCCATGCCTCCCGATGTGCCATCTCCGTCCCCATCTTTCAAGACCCCAGGCAAGTGAGCCGCTGTCCGATATTTTTGCGACGACTTCCTATAGGCTTCCATATCAACGGCTTCAGGCATCACTTTCCTCGTCGAACAATCCTAGAGCCACTGCGGAGAACTGCCGCACATAGCCGCATTTATCGCATATTGTTGTTATGGCCGGAATAATCAGATCATTGCCGTTCGGGTCTCGCCCAGCAGGAACATCTACAATGGCCGGCAAAAGTTGGTTTTGCCCGCCGCACACCGAACATGGATCTTCATGGTCTAATGCCGCCGCGTTTATCAGATCGGCAGCTCTGTGCCACTCGGCCTCACTGAGAGTTTTAGCCATCAATGCCTCCGCGCCGACCAGATCACCCGGCCCAATATCCGCAAATCCTCGGTGGACACTTCCTGGTTCTCCAACGTCGGATTATCCGAAATAATCAGCACGCGATCCCGCGCGATAGGCCGCAACCGCTTGATGCCGCCCGCCCCGAACAGGCTGATCGCCCATATCTTGTCGGTCGTGTTGAGCATGGTCTGCGTCGTGTCGAAGATCACCATATCCCGGTCGTGCAGCGTGGGATTCATGCTGTCACCGATTCCGTGACCGACGATCAGGCGATGCGACGGCGCGCGGCTGATCGTTCGCAACAGATTGGCGTCAAACTCGAAGACACCTTCCTCGAAATAGTCGTCGATGTTCGAGCCGTCGCCCATGGATAGGCTCATATCGAGATGGCGGAGGGGGATTGAGCCGTCTTCGGATGGAAGGGTCGGCACATGATCGGATTTGATTGGTGCCGCGTTTCTACTAGGGCCGATGAGCATACTCGGTTCAACATCAAGCGCTGTTGCGATTTTATTGATCCAGTCTTGGTTGAGACGGCGATCTCCGCGCTCAAGTTTGCCTAGATTATTCAGTGTCGTTCCGATGGCTTCAGCCAGATCGGTTTGGGAAAGACCAGCCGCTTTCCGAATCTCCGCAATGTTGTTGCTCGACATAACGGCCTTGTGCCCAATGTGGGCATCGACGGGAAGATGACCATTTGGGCACAATATGCCCTTGCCATATGTGCCCAATGTGGGCATATTACTGGGCATGAAACTCATCGATCACCTGAAAGCCGCTAAAAAGACGGTCGCCGCGTTTGCCGAGGAAATCGGCGAGGCGGAGAACACTGTCCGAAAGATTGCTTATGGCCAGAGGCAGCCTTCGCTTCCGCTGGCAGTAAAAATCGCGACGGCTACTGGCGGCGTCGTCACTGAGGCTGACCTAATCCTAGCCCCACAGGACGCAGCGGCATGAGCGGGCTGGGCCTCCTCGCGGCCAACAGCGCCATCATGGCTGATGTCATCCGCTTTCTCCGCGCCAATTCTTCCGAGCGTATTCGCGCAGTTCGGCAAGCACGGGAGAATATCGAATTTCGAGCACGTCTCGGAAATAGTCCTGCGCCGCACTCTCGCCGGGAGGGCTGAAATGATAGGTGAGACTGTTAGCAAAATCGTCAACGTCCTCTGGGCTTGCCAAGCCTCGATTGACGAGAACCCGCATCGCATTTGTTCCGGCTGTGAGGCCAGCGAGCGCCATCGCGGTAATGGCGGCAACCACTTCATCATCCATTCCGAATCTCCTTCGGGAGGCACGATAGCATGAGCGCGCCCCCTCGCATCCGCCGCCACCGCTTCCAGCCTCACGCCACCCTCGCCTTCTGGTGGGGCATCCTCCGCATGTTCGTGACGGGGAGGGTGTAGACTGTGGACGACGCGCAAAGCCGCTACACCAATCTGCTCGGCTTCCACGCCGTGGTCGACGGCCCCGAAGGCATGTCCTTCGTTAGCGGCCGTCCCGCAATCTTCATTCCTCAGCCTGCCGGGTCGCCCGCAGGCGGCACCGGGCACGGCCACAATCCGGCCCGGTGCGGTTCTGATTTGTCTCACTCCCTTCATGAAAGCGCTGATAGATGAGCAGCAAGCCGACAATCCACGCCCGCCGCGCGTCCTTTTCCGCTTCTAAGGCGCTCGACCGGATCGCCGAAGACCTGTCCGCCATCAAAAAAGAGGATGGACTGACATGGGGTGATATTGGCCGCGTTCTGGGCAAGGGCGAGGATCAGGCGTCCAAATATGGCAGCGGACTGGCGGAAATGTCCGTCACGTCATTCCTGCTCGCGAGCCGGGAATGGAATGGCCGTTTCGCCAATGGCGTTCTGTCTCTGATCGGCATGAAGCTGGTCGAGGTCGGGGGCGACCTGTCGTCCGATAGCGAAAAGCTCAGCCGCATTCTTAAGCTGGCGCACCTCATCAGCGCCGCCCTGACGGACATAGAGACGCCGGGGACCGTTGATGACGATGAACTGGCGCAGATCGGCGCAGAAGCGCTGGACGAGGCCACGCGGGCGATTGACGCGCTGCGGGCGCGCATGTCCACGGCTCGGCTTTCGCTGGTCGGAGGTGCGGCGTGAGCCAGAACAGATCCACCGCCGTCATGCAACGCCGTGTCGAGGCGCATGATTCCCTTGACGACTTTCCAACGCCGCCGTGGGCGACACGGGCGCTGTGCGAGTGGCTGTCTGGCCGCCAGATGCGCCGTCTTGGGAACCTCACTTGCCGCGAACCCGCTGCGAATCGGGGTCACATGGTCAAGCCGCTGCGCGAATATTTCGCGAGCGTCGAAGGGTCGGACATCTTCGATTACGGCGCTGGCTTCCCGCAGGCCGACTATCTGTTCGGTCCCGCGCCTGCCTCGGTTGACTGGACGATAACCAACCCGCCGTTCCGCCTCGCTGAGCAGTTCATCGAACGGATGCGGGCCACGAGCCGGGAAGGTTGCGCCGTCATTGTGCGCGCTGCCTTTCTGGAAGGACAAGGGCGATATGAGCGGCTGTTCGCTGCGAATCCTCCTTCTCATGTCCTCCAGTTCACGGAGCGCGTGGTCATGCATAAAGGGCGCCTCGCTCCCGAAGGATCGACGGCCACGGCATATGCATGGCTCGTCTGGATGGAAAATTCCCAATCGACGCGGCTTTCCTGGGTCGCTCCCTGCCGGAAACAACTGGAGCGGCGCTCTGATTATGAAGGAGCCGCCGCATGAACACGATGCAATCAGCCATCAAGGAAGCGGGACGGAAGGCGCGGCCTAACATTACCGCCCGCGAGCGCGAGGAGATCGTAAAGATGCTTCGCGTCCTTCCTATAGCAGAGGTCAAGGCAAGAACGCGCCGGTCCTACGGGACGCTGTGCAAGATCGCGGAGGCAAGTGGGCTATGAACATCGTCCTGCGACCATATCAGGATGCATTACTCGATGGCGCGCGCCAAAGTTTCCGCGAGCGTAAGCGGGCGGTCCTTCTCCAGCTCGCAACGGGCGGCGGCAAGACCGTTTCCGGATCGAAGATGATCGAAGGTAGCAGCGCGAAGGGCCTCATATGCTGGTGGCTCGCCCATCGCCGGGAATTGATTGGACAGACTTCCAGGACGTTCGCGGCCATGGGCATCCAGCACGGCATCATCGCGGGTGGTCATTCCTCAGACCCGCATAAGCGTGTCCAGATCGGGAGCATCCAGACGGTCGCCCGCCGCCTCGACAGGCTTACCCCGCCCGATCTCATCATCTTCGATGAGTGCCACCATCTGGGTGCCAGCCAGTGGCAGAAGGTTTTTGACGCCTTTCCCCAAGCCAAGATCATAGGCTTGACAGCGACACCATGGCGCCTTGACGGCAAGGGATTGGGCAACTGGTTCGAGCAGATGGTGAATGGCCCGACCGTTGCCGAACTGATCGCGGAGGGCAGCCTGTCACGCTACCGCCTGTTCGCGCCCACGCAGGTCGATACCGGCGCGATCAAGATGCAGGCGGGCGACTTCAAGAAAGACGATCTTGCTGCGGCGATGGACAAGCCTTCCATCACAGGTGATGCGGTCCAACATTACCTCAAGTTGTGCCGGGGCAAGCGGGCCGTAGCCTTCGCGGTCAACGTCGAGCACAGCCAGCATATCGCGGCGCAGTTCAACGCCAATGGCATCCCCGCCGAACATGTCGATGGCACCATGGACAGCGGTAGCCGTGACGCCGCTATCTCCCGTTTCATCGCAGGTGAAACGCTGGTCCTGACGAACTGCGAACTGTTCGGGGAGGGCTTCGATGTTCCGGCGATCGAGGCTGTCATTCTGCTCCGCCCGACTAAGAGTCTGTCGCTACACCTTCAACAAGTCGGCCGCGCGCTTCGCCCGGCTCCGGGGAAAACAGAGGCAATCATTCTCGACCACGCTGGCAACAGCCTGATCCACGGCCTGCCCGATGATGACCGCGAATGGACGTTGGCCGATCGCGAGAAGCGTAAGAAGGACGATAAGGCATCGGTCGCCATCAAGACCTGCATGGAATGTTTCCATGTCTATCGTCCCGCGCCGAAGTGCCCGGCATGTGGGCACCAGCCCGAAGCGCAGGGTCGTGAAATCGAGCAGCGCGAAGGCGATCTCGCGGAAGTTGATCCCGCCGTCCTACGCGCGGCCCGCAAGCAGGAGGAGCGCCGGGCGCAGTCGGTCGATGACCTGATAAAGCTGGGACAGCAACGTGGATACAAGAACCCGGCCGCATGGGCCAGCAAGTTCCATGCAGCACGTCAGGCCGCTCGTGCGCGCTATCAGCCGAGTTATGGGAGGCGCTACGCATGAACGCCACTCACACCGATCTGGTCCGCAATGTGCTTCTGGCCATCAGCCCCCTTGGCCTTTGCTGGAGCAACGACACTCCCGGCCTAGCCTACACGCGCGAAGGAAAACCGTTCAAATCGGGGCTGACCGGCTCCAGTGACATTCTCGCCTGCATCAAGGGGCGGTTTATCGGGATTGAGTGCAAGACCGGCAAAGGAAGTCTCTCGACTCCACAGCGCCGATTCCGTGATGCCGTTCTTCGCAACAAAGGCATATTCATTGAAGCACGGTCCGTAGACGATGTTGTCGCCACCCTCAAAATGGAGGGTCTGGCATGAGAACCCGCGACATCATCGACATTTACCAGCCCCAGCGGCCATTCTTTGACGCGCTCGCCCTCGACATCGGCGAGGCCATGGGCGTCTATGTTCGGAAGGGCGCGCTTGATGAGGCAGCGTCATATCAGCGGGATATGATTTCCGTTCTCGACCGCGCGGCGGGCGAATCCATGTGGTCGGCGTGGCGCAAGGCGGTCCGGGCGCAATGGAAGAACCCGGCCGCTGCGACAGCCTGGAAGGCCCGCGCTCTCAATCTGGACGAGAACGATCCGCATATGGCAATTGCCGTAGCTCCGTTCGCGCCGATGAAGGTTGGTGGCGAATGGAAGGTCGCCATTCCCACGCCCATCCCCTGCCCCATGGGATCGAAGTTCGGGGAACCGGACGATATTCTGCTGATCCACCCGGCGACCGGAGCGGCGAGCCTCTATTCCGGCGATACCGATACCCTCATCGAAGCCGCCCCGTCCGACCGTTTCACCGTTCTGGCTGATGCCAAGACGTGGGCGCGAGAAATCGCCGCCACCGCCGTCGAATGGCTCTACCGCTGCGATCAGGCTCGCCGCATCGCCAATATCAAACCGGAGTGGGGCGGATTCCCGCCGTCTTCTCTCGCTATCGGCGAAATCAGCAAGATCATCTGGCCACGCGTCACAGCGATCACGGCAGGCGCAGGCGTCGACGCAGCAAAGCTAAAGAAGGTTATCTTCAAGCAGGCCCGCATCACCCATGTCGAAGCGCCTCTCGCGCTGAGGAGCGCCGCATGATGGCCGAAGTGCACCAATTGAACGCGTGGCGTCATCATCTCGACATGGGGGAGAGGGGCGCGAAGAAGAACCTCACCAATCTCATGGTCCACTTGCGGTTTCTCCCCGGCCTCGGGGCCCAGCTTCGTTTCAACGAACTGACCGGCAATATCGAATGGAAGGGCCGCGACCTCCGCGACACCGACTATATCGATATCCGCCTCCAAATCGAAGCGGCGGGTTTTGAGCCAAAGGCGCAGGACGTTCCCATGGGCGTACTAAGGGTTGCTGAGGACACGTCCTTCAACCCGGTTGCCGACTATCTAAACGGGCTGCGGTGGGACGGCAAGAAGCGTGTCGCCACCTGGCTGCCATCCATTTTCGACGCGGATGATACCGACATCAACCGGGCGTTTGGGCGCATGTTTCTGATCAGCGCTGTGGCCCGCGCCCTCAACCCGGGCGCAAAGGTGGACACAATGCTGATCCTCGAAGGCGAACAGGGTATCCGAAAGTCATCTGCCGTGGCCGCCCTGTTCGGTGAAGATTTTGTTATGAACGGGCTGCCGGGGTTCAAAGGCCAAGAGTCTGCGCTTGCCCTACAAGGAAAATGGGCAGTCGATCTTGGCGAACTGGGCGGCTTTGGTAAGGCAGATATACGAACAATCAAGAATTTTCTGACCTTGACGGTTGACAATTACCGTCCGTTGTGGGGTAGACATTTTATTAATCGCCCGCGCAGGGTTGTATTCATCGGCTCCACGAACGAACATGATTATTTGCGTGATCCGACAGGAGCGCGGCGGTTCTGGCCTGTATATTGCAGATCGGTAGATCTGGAAAAACTGGTTGCCGTCCGTGACCAATTATGGGCCGAAGCCGTGGCACTCTATAGTGCTGGCGAAAAATGGTGGATTGATCGTGGTTCGGACCTTGACCTTGCGGCAAATGAGATTCAATCTGAGCGTTTCCAGGAGGATGCTTGGGCACCAGATATCGATGCCTTTATCAATTCTCCGGAAGTGGCCATGCGCGGGTGCGTGACAGCTTCTGAGGTTCTCAAGAAGCTCAACGTCCAAGTGGAGCGGCGTGACGCGAGCACAGAGATGCGCGTCACCAACCACCTGACGCATCGTGGATGGGAAAAGGCCCGCTGCCTGCGCCATGGCCTGAACGTCAACTGGTGGTTCCCTCCGGGGCAAGCGCCGGAGACGCGGAAAGGGAGGAAGAAGGGATGACTTTCCATCCTGTTTTCCAACCTTTTTCCAACCTTTTAGCGGGGGGTTGGAAACATTATCTGCCTGAAATCAAAGGCAGATTTCAGAGCTTTCCAACCTTTCCAACCAAAAGCATGTCCTTACGCATACGCGCACGCGCGCGAGTATTTATCATTATTAGGTTGGAAAGGTTGGAAAGTAGGAAAAAAGTCCAGCATTTCTGCGGGTTTCAGCTTTCCAACCTCTTTCCAACCTTTCCAACATGGAGATTTTATGAGCGACCGTGACATCCTGGACGATTTTGCCTCCCGCGCCCGTGCTGGTGATGGTCAGTTCGCCATTGCCTTTTCCATCATGCGCCTGGCTCGTGAACATCGCACCCTTCAAGAGAACCTGACCTTCGGCGAGATCAACAACCCGAATCGCGTTCAGGGCGTGTTCGAGAAGATCGCCATGGTGCTGGAGGACATTTCCCAGGCGTTGGAAGCGATGAGGGAAGATGAGCAATGAACGCCATCTCTCCCCACCCACGCAATTCCTCTGTTGGCTCCTCAAATCCCCTCGCACCAAGGCAGAGGCAGGGGCAGAGGCGCGGCGTCTCGGTCTGCGCCTCGACTATGCCGAGTTCTATTGGCGCAATGTCCACAGATAGCCCGCAACGGGGAAGGATTATGAGGTGGTGTGGAAGTGAGGGAGTTGGGGGATGAGTGAATACGCTGGCATCGCGATCCTCGCCTTCACGGCGCTTTCAATTCTGCTGGGTTGTGTCGAAAACGGGAAACGCTCTGATGGATGATCTTTTCCCGACACAGCAAATAGACCGCTACGCTAATCCTCAATCCTTGGCGGAAGTGACACGCGCGCCCGTAGAGGTCTGTAAACTCATCTTCGAGATGGGCGGATGCCGCGAAGGCGTGGAGATTATCCGTTCGAACGCGCGCGACATGATCGTGTGCGAGCAGCGCCATGCGATATCATGGGTGGCCCGGAATTATATCGGAGCCACCTTCGAGCAGATCGGGCGCGCGCTGAACCTCGATCATTCGGTGATAGTCCGCAGTTACGCCCGTGCCCGCCTGTTGCGGAAGATGGACCCTGATTTTGTGGACATGAGCGATAGGCTCTCGGCGTCTGTGCGGCGTGGCACTGTGCAGCGTACTGCCGCGCGTCGTGGAATGGCGAGGTAGACATGACGCCGAAGCAAGCCGCATTCGTGCGGGAATATCTTATTGATCTGAACGCCGCCGCCGCCGCTCGGCGTGCTGGCTACAGCGAACGCACGGCTCGGCAAATGGGTGACGAGAACCTTTCAAAACCTGACATTGCCGCTGCAATCGCAGCAGCGCAGGCGGAGCGGGCAGAACGGACGAAGGTCGACAGTGATTGGGTGCTGAAGCGCCTCGCTGATGAAGCGGACGCTGATCTTGCCGACATTTATGATGAGATTGGGAATCTCAAGCCCATCCATCAATGGCCGCTGATCTGGCGTCAAGGCTTGGTGCAGGGCGTGGAGACTGTAACGGAGCGCGTTGGTGAAGACGCGGACGGCAACCCGGAATATGCCCAAGTCAAAAAGGTGAAGCTCTCCGACCGCATTAAGCGGGTCGACCTGATTGGCAAACATGTCGACGTGCAAGCCTTCAAGGAAAAGGTCGACGTGACCGTGACAAATTTGGCCGATGTGATCGCCCAGCGCCGCAAGAGGCTTGGTGATGAAAGCTGAACAAGTCTCCCCCGAAGTGATGCTGGCGGAGGACATCGCGGGTTTCACGCACGATCCGCTGTCCTACGCGCGCTATGCCTTCCCGTGGGGTGAAGCTGCACTGGTCGATGTCAATGGACCGCGTGAATGGCAGGGTGATGTGCTGAACGCGATCGGGCTGCATCTGCGAAACCCAGGGACGCGCCACGAACCTCTGAGGATCGCCATTGCGTCGGGGCACGGCATCGGCAAGTCGGCCCTGATCTCCATGATTGTCGACTGGGCGACGGACACCTGCGAGAATACCCGCGTGGTGCTGACCGCCAACACGGAAGCCCAGCTACGCACCAAGACATGGCCGGAGGTCATAAAATGGCGGCTCCTGTCCATCACCGCTGGATGGTGGAAGGCGACTAAGACAGGGCTGTTCTCCCTGTTCGCGGGCTATTCTGAAAGCTGGCGCTGCGATGCCGTGACATGGTCGGAGCAGAATACCGAGGCGTTCGCTGGCCTGCACAACAAGGGATCGCGCATCGTCATCATTTTCGACGAGGCGTCCAACATCGCTGATAAGGTCTGGGAGGTCACGGAAGGCGCGCTGACCGACGAGAATACCGAAATCATCTGGATCGCGTTCGGCAACCCGACACGCAACACAGGGCGATTCCGTGAGTGTTTCGGGCGTTATCGTCATCTGTGGAAGACGCGGCAGATAGACAGCCGCACGGTCGAGGGGACGAACAAGAAGTTCCTTCAGGAGATGGTGGACACCTACGGGGCAGACAGCGACATAGTGAAGGTCCGTGTGCGTGGGCAGTTTCCGTCCGCCTCATCCATGCAGTTCATCGGCTCCGATCTGGTCGAGGGCGCGCAACAGCGCCAGCCCGTCGTGCTGATCAATGACCCGCTGATCTACGGTGTCGACTGTGCCCGCTTCGGTGATGACGAGTCCGTCCTTGCCAAGCGTCAGGGCCGCGATGCCCGATCCCGTCCGTGGAAGAAATGGCGCGGCGTCGACACCATGACGCTGGCCGGTGATATCGCGCTCGAAGCGCAGCAGGAGCATCCCGACGCCATCATGGTTGACGTGGGCGCGATGGGCGCAGGCGTGGTCGATCGCCTCCGCCAATTGCTGCCCGGCACCCTGATCGTTGAGGTCAACTTCGGCGGCAAGGGCCGTGATACCGCGTGGGCGGCAGGCGTGACCATCCGCACCGCAAACAAGCGGGCCGAGATTTGGAGCAGTATGCGCGCATGGCTGGAGCATGGCGCCATCCCTGCCGACGACGAAGAACTGAGGGACGATCTGACGAACCCGGAATATACCTTCGATCAGGACCAGCGGATCGTGCTGGAGAAGAAGGAGCACATGAAGGCGCGCGGCCTTCCCTCGCCTGACCGTGGCGATGCCCTTGCCTGCACCTTCGCCCAGCCAGTGGCGCCCAAGGTGCCGAAAAGCCGCGATCCCGCCAGCTACATTCCGCGCCCGGTCAGCGGTCACTATGACCGATATGCTGAGCTTGGCGACTGATCCTGTGCAAAGCCCCGCCTGACCTGCCTGCGCCATAGTAGGCCAACACCTGCAACAAGGCAGGTGATATATGTGCGTAGGCGGCACTCCAGACGTTCCGACACAACCCGAGCGGCAAGCGGCCAAGCCCCCCACGGGTGACGTCCGCGCCCGGCTCAGCGACAGTGATGCGCGCCGCCGTGGCTATGCCGCCGCGATGCTGGCGGGCCAGACCACGGCAGCCAGCACCACCAATATTCTGGGCGTCTAATGGCCGAGCGGGAGGTTCTTTCCCTTCGCGCATCGACGGACGACAAGCTGCGCGAGCATTGCGATCATCGCTTCAAGTCGATGATGGCGTTGCGCCAGGAATATGACGCCGAATGGTATGAGATCGCGGGCCTGTGCATGCCGCAGCGGTCCAAGCGTCTGGTCGAGAACCACAAGGGCAAGCACAAGTCCGCCTCGAATAAGACCAATCTCTATGACGGGCACAGCATCCGGTCATTCGAGGTTTGCGCCAATGGGATGCTTTCGGGCCTGTCGTCGCGGTCCCGGCCATGGTTCAAGCCTAAGCTCGCCGACGATGATCTGAATAATTACTATCCGGTGCGTATCTGGCTCGATGAGGTCGGATCGCTGCTCTACACAGCGTTCTCGCTGTCGAATTTCTATGAGTCCGCGCTCTCCTGCTATCTGGAGATGGCGGCTTTCGGGACGGCGGCGACGATCCTCCAGAAGCATGACAGCCTGCTTTCTGTCAGCCACCCCCTGACCGCTGGCGAATATTCCATAACGGTGGGCGAGGATCAGCGGCCCGATAGTCTTGCCCGCAGCTATACGATGACAGCGCGGCAGATGGTCACGACCTATGTGGCTGATCGCTATGACAGCAAAAGCCTGCATTGGGATCGTGTCAGCCGTCAGGTGAAAGAGGCGTGGGACAACGGGCATTACGAGCGTGAGTTCGTCGTTCGCCAGTTGATCGAGCCGAACCCGGCCTATGTGCCGGGCCGCATCGGGGCGATCGGTATGCCCATTCGCTCGGTGAAATGGGAAGAGGGTTGCGAGGACAAGAAGAAGTTCCTCGCCATCGAAGGCTATCACGAACAGCCCTTCATGGCCCCCCGCTGGGAAACCATCGGTGGGGACGTGTTTGGCACGGGGCGCGGCAAGAAGGCGCTGCCTGATATGCGCGCGCTTCAGTTGCAGTCCAAGCGCAAGGGCGAAGCGACGGACATGGCCGTCAAGCCACCGACATGGGGGCCGCCGTCTGTTGACCGCGTGTCAATGCTGCCGGGGCAGCACACGACCGTCGCCGCTGTCGACATGACGCAGGGCATCCAGCCCATCTATGAGATTCCGTATCAGGTCATTGCTGCGATCAACGGCGATGTGGATGACGCCCGCCGCGCCATCGACCGCATGACCTATGCCGACCTGTTCATGGCGATCACGAATATGGACGGGGTCCAGCCGCGCAACGTCGAGGAGCTTGTGCGGCGTCATGAGGAGCAGTTGACCCAGCTTGGCCCCGTCACTGACCGCGCCAACAGCGAATTTCTCCAGCCCGCCTTTGACCGCATGTTCGGCCTGCTGGAACGTGGTGGGATGCTGCCGCCTGCCCCCGAAGAGATTGAGGGTATGGAAATACAGGTCGATTTCACATCGGTCCTTGCACAGGCGCAGAAGTTGATGGGGATCAGCCAGACCGAGCGAGCCGTCAGTTTTGTTGGCAACCTTGCAGGCGCATGGCCTGACGCGCTCGACAATGTCGATACCGATGCCGTGGTTCGCGACTATTGGGAGCGTTCCGGAGCGCCAGCCACCGGCCTGCGTGATGAACGCCAGCGCGACAGGATCAGGGCCGACCGTGCTCGCCAGCAGCAGATGGCGCAGGCCGCTGCGATGGCTCCTGCCGCTCAACAGGGTGCTGATGCTGCCCGGCTGTTGTCGGAAGCTGACACGGGCGGCGGTGGGAACCTGCTTCAGAGGCTGACAGGCGGATGAGGCACAACCAACTCGATCTGGACATGCGGCAATTGCTGGCGACCCCGGCCTTTCGCCGATTTCTCTTGCAGATGTATCGCGACGCGGGTATTGGAATACCAGCCAATGGAGCCGACGCAACGCTTCTCGCCTATCGAGAAGCCCGCAGGTCTCTGGGGTTGGACATATTTCGCCAAGCCGCGCGCGGACTGTCGCGTGGGACGATCGAGCAAGTTCTCGTCCTCGTGCTTAGCGAAGCCACCCCCAAGGAGACCGATGATGCGATACCCGAAGACCAATCTGATTCTGACCAGCGCGCCTAACGCGCTCATGCGTATGACGCCGATGGAGCGCCGTGCTGGCCGCTTCCTGCGCGCACCTGACCATGATGCCGGAGCGCCCGGCGTCGTTGTTGCTCCCACGCCTGTCGATCCGGCGCCTGCCGCTGATCCTGCGCCCGCTGATCCCGCCCCTGCTGCCGAGGGAGATAATGATGACGGTTCCACCTTGCTGGGCGGCGGTGCTGAAGGCGAGGAAGCGCCGAAGAAGGAAGGTGAAGAAGGAGCGGATGGCGATGAAAGCCCTGCTCCGGCAGGCGCGCCCGAAACCTATGAACTGACGGCTGGTGAGGGTCAGGAATTCGACAAGGCATCGTTCGATGTGGTCGAGCCTATTTTCCGCGAGATAGGCCTGTCCAACGATCAGGCGCAGAAGCTGGTCTCTGCCTATGGCGAGAAGATCATGCCCGCGCTGGCCGAAAAGGCGAAGGCGCAGCTTGAAACGCAGGCCGCAACCACCCGCAAGGAATGGTCCGACGCCTTCCACAATGACCCTGACCTTGGTGGCGCGAACAAGGACAAGACGCTGTCCGACGCCGCCCGCGCCTTCGACCATTACGGCCTGAAGAAGGGCGAGGGTTTCCGCCAACTGCTCGATGAGAGCGGCCTTGGCAATCATCCGGATTTGATCCGGTTCGTGGCCCGCGTTGGGCGCGATCTGGACGAAGGCGGGTTCGAGCGCGGTGGCGCCGTGGCCCAGCCCAAAACCCCTGAGGGCAAGATGTATGGGGCTGAGTTTCAACCGAAGTAGGGAGTGAATTATGGGCGTTCGTAACGGTGCCCTTGCCACCCTCGTCGATGTCACCGCTACTTACGGTGAAGCAGGCGAGTCGCAGGGACAGATCGCGGAAATCCTGACGAAGGAAAACCCGATCCTCGAAGATATGCCGTGGCGTGAGGGCAACCTCATCACCGGTGATCGCAAGTGGGTCCGCACGGGTAAGCCGGGCGTCGCATGGCGTCGGTATAACCAGGGCGTTCCGCGCTCCAAGGGGACTGTTGGCGCGTTCGATGAGGCTTCGGCCCAGCTTGCGGCAACGTCGCAGATGGACCGCGCTCTTGCGGTGCTTGGCGGCAACCCTGCCCGCGCCCGCATGAACTTCGCCAAGCCGTTCTTCGAAGCGATGAACGACGAGATGGCCGAGACGCTGTTCTACGGCAACAGCTTCTATGAATCGACGGAGTTCACCGGACTCGCTCCCCGCTACAATGATCTCGACGGCCCGACCGGCGATTACATCATCGATGCAGGCGGCACCGGCACGGACAACCGTTCGATCTGGGTCATCAACTGGGACCCCGAGGACTTCGCGGGTATCTTCCCCAAGGGCACCAAGGCGGGCCTTGTCCACATGGACATGACCTCGAACAAGTCCACCGGCCCCGATGGCTATCCCATCGGCGATCTGGTGAACGACGAGAGCGGCAATCCCTACCCGGCCTATACCGATTTCTTCCAGTGGGAAGCGGGCCTGTCGATTGGCGACCATCGCAATGCGGTGCGTATCGCCAATATCGACTTCTCGCTTCTGACCAAGGATCGGTCGACCGGAGCGGACCTCGAAGACCTGCTGGTACAGGCGATCGAGCGCATCAAGTCCACCGGGGGTAATGCCGCGATCTACGCGCCCAAGCCGCTGTCCGCGATGATGCGTCGTCAGGCGCTCGTCGACAGTCGTGGCGGGCGTGGCCTGCTCGGTTTCGAAACCATTGGCGGCCGTCGTGTGACGGCCTTCGATGGCATCCCCATCCGTGCTGTCGACGCCCTGAACGTCGATGAAGCCCGTGTCGTCGCATAAGGAGGGACGCACATGAATACCGACAAGGAACTGCTCTGCTCGGAAAAGCAGGCTGTCACCGCCGACGCTGTGTCGACCGATTCCATTCTGGTTTCCGGTCTGCTTGGCGCGGATCGCACCCGCAACCTGCGGTGCTTCGCCCAGATCGAAACCGGGTTCACTCCGGATGGCTCGGCAACGGGCATGACGTTCGAGGTGATCGAGGCGGACAACGGCGCGCTGACCACGAATGTCGTGTCGCTTTATTCGACCGGAGCGATCGCGAACGGATCGTCCAACGTCAATCTGGCTGCGGGCAAGCGGGTGATCGACATTCCGCTGCCCAAGCTCAGCAAGCCCTATCTGGGTTTCCGCTACACCACGAACGCCGGGGATTACACCACCGGCAAGGTGACGGCGGGTCTGGTGATCGGCACCGAAACGCCGCAGGCTGACCGGCCCGTGCCAAACAGCCACGGCTTCTGAGGAGATTGATCCATGGAAAAGGTCATCACGAAAAAGTCGTTCATCGGTGGCCGTCTGGTCTATCCGGGCGAACGTGTCGATGTGGATGCCAAGGGCGAAGTCATGCCTGCGGCTTCCACGCCCATCGGCAACCTGACCGTCGACCAGTTGAAGGCGCTGCTCAGCCAGCGTGAGGCGGAAGAAGGCAGGGACAGGGAGCCCGTTTTCAGTGACAATGTTGCCGATCCGACCGAGACCAACACCGGATCGCAGCCGCTTGTCATGGCGCCTGTCGCTCCTTCCGCGCCGGGAGCCACCCGACCGCAGGCCCTGCCACCGGGTTCCGTTCCGGTGGGCGACAGTTTCCTTGTTCGGGCATCGGAAGATGCACCGGCTGCGGTGGAAGAGGTTGTCGGCCCCGGTGATAGCCTGTCCGAACAGGTGAGCAAGCCCGCCAAGACCACGCGGGCGCACAAGCCCGCCAAGGACGGCGAATAAAGGATGGGCGGCCTTCGGGTCGCCCTTTCTCTTGGTGCTGTGCATTCCAGCCATGCCATCCAGCGCGCCGCGCTAGACCAGTGGCATGGCCCTATCGAAACTCCAGATATGGAACATGGCACTCGCTGAGTTGCCGGAACAGCGCATCGACAGTCTCGATGACGTGAACCTCGCGTCCGATTTCCTGAACGATCAGTATCAGCCAGCGATCAATTTCCTGCTTGAGGATCATGATTACGACTTCGCGACGCGGCGCGAGGCATTGGCGCAGGTGCCCAACGACCGGCCCAGCGAATGGCAATATACCTATCGCCTGCCCCTTGATCTCGCCCGTCCGCTGCATCTCCTGCCCTACAGCGGTGCGGACGCGGCTAGCCCGGTCCCCATATATTCATGGATCGGTCGCGCTCGGGGTCTTGAGGCGCGGACGCCCTTCCGCATCGCGACCGGCAAGCTCTATGGCAATGTGGAAGGCGCGGTCCTCGAATATGCCAGCAACAGCGTATCGGAAAGCGTCTTTACCGCGAAGTTCGCCCGCGCCCTGGCGCTGGAACTGGCCTCCCGCGTCGTCATGCCGATCAAGAAGGATACCAAGCGCCAGGGCGAATTGATCCGCATGGCGGAGGTGGCGCGCGAACGCGCCAAGGCCGACGACATGAACCGCGACCGCGAAACCACCCGTGACTTCATCCCGGAGTTCATGCTCGCCCGCGCCGGCTATGGAGACCAGATATGATTTCGCGCATCGGGGTTCAGCCTGTGATTGCGTCGGTCGGCGCGGGTTCCACCCGCCAGACCTATCGTGTCGGCGATATGGTAGACGGCGAGGAGCAGATGTCGAACGAGGTCAGTTGCACCAATGACCTATCGGTCGATGGCAATGTGAACCTCGTCCACTGGCGCGGTGAAGGTGCGTTGTTCCGTGTCTACCGTTCGAACGGTAGCGGCTTTGACCTGCTGACCGAGACGGCGGAAAGCCAGTTTATCGATTCCGGGGACGCATAATGTCGTTCCGCGTCGGACTGCATAACTTCTCCAAGGGCATCCTGTCGAAAGAGCTTTGGGGCCGCGTCGACATCGCTCCCTATTCGGCTGGCGTCCGGCAGGCGAGCAACGTGCTTATCATGAAATATGGCGGGCTGACCAAGCGTCCGGGCACGCACATGGTTTGCGAGATAAAGGACGGCGACAAGCGCCTCCTGCCTTTCGAAGGGGCTTATGGCGCGTCCTATATCCTCGTGATGGGCGACCACAACATGCGCCTTGCAGCGACAGGTGGCATGGTGACTGAGGCGGCCAAGACCGTAACGGCCGCAACAAACGCCAACACTGCTGCGATTACGGTCGCGGGGCACGGCTTTTCCAGCGGCGATGAGGTGTTCTTTTCCGGTTCGCAGGGGATGCGGGAGATCAATGGCCGCATCCTGACCGTCACGGTCACGGGGGCGAACACCTTCACGGTCCCGGTCAACAGCACAAGTTTCGGCGCGTTCGGCGGTGGAGGAGACGGAATGACCGTCGCGCGGATCTATAAGATCACGACGCCATATGATTATGTCGATCTGGCCGACATGGATTATACGCAGGCGTTCGATATCGTCTATCTCGCGCACACCGATTACGATCCCGGCAAGCTGGTCAGGACGGGCCACACAAGCTGGACACATTCTTCGGTGGGCTTCGGGCCGACGATCAATAAGCCCACAGGCGTCGGCGTTACCGCCACGATTGCCAACACCGATTCCGGTAATGACGGGAACGGCTATTTCCCCCAACCCGCGAGCTATGTTGTCACCGCCATAAATGACGCTTCTGGGCAGGAAAGCCGGGCGTCGACTTCTGCCACGGCGACTAACGATCTGACCCTCAAGCGCAACAAGAATGTGGTCTCATGGTCGGCGCCATCAGGCGTCACCGCGAACCGCTATCGCGTTTACAAGGCTGATAACCAGCAGGATTACGGGTTCATCGGCATTACCGATTCCCTGTCCTTTACGGACGACAATATCGCGCCCGATCTGACCGATGGCCCACCTGAAGCGTTTAATCCCTTCGCTGGCGGGAACCGGCCTTCGACCGTCACCTTCTTCGAGCAGCGGCTTTTCTGGGGTCGGACGCTCACGTCGCCCAGCGCCGTTTATGCGTCGCGCACAGCGGACTTCGAGAATTACGATATTGCCCGCCCCCTGAAGGAGGACGACGCGATCACGTTCCGCATCATGGCGCAGAAGGTGAACGCAGTGAACGCCCTTGTGCCGATGAGTGAATTGCTGGCCCTGACCGGGGACGCCGTGTTCAAGATCATGGGATCGAACACGGACTATCTGGCCGCCACGCCGCCTCCCCGCGCGCTGCGCCAGTCCGGTCGCGGCGTCAGCCGATTGAAGCCCATCATCATGGATGAGGTGATCTTCTATCAGCCCTCGGTCGGGTCTGAGGTGCGGTCACTCGGTTTCAGCTTCGATATCGACGGCTACAAATCGAACGATGTGTCGATCTTCTCACCGGGCTTGTTCAAGGGTTTCACCTTCCCGGCCTGGACCTACGCGCAGGAGCCGCTTTCAGTCCTGTTCACCGTGCGGTCGGACGGCAAGATGCCTGCCTTCACATGGCAGCAGGAGCAGCAGGTATGGGGCTGGACCCTCTGCGAAACAGCCGGGCAGATCGTCGATGCCTGCGCGATTCCGGAGCAAGGCGAGAACCGGACCTATTTGCTTGTGCGACGGGCCATAAACGGCGTTGAGCGCCTATTTCTGGAGCGGATGGCTTCGGCAAAATGGGATGATGTCAATCAGTCCTGCTATCTCGACTGCTCGGTATCCTTTGCCCCTTCTGAGCCGACGAGCCGATTCCTCGTGCCGCATCTGGCGGGTGAAACGGTTAGCGCATTGGCGGATGGCTTTGTCATCACCGATCTTGTCGTAGCTGCCGATGGCACGGTTGATCTCGACTATGAGGCAACCGGTTTCGTGACGATCGGCCTTCCCTATGAGGCGCTGATCGAAACGCTGCCGATTGTCGCGCAGACTCAGCAAGGCGGATGGTCGCGGGAGAAGCGGCAGATGCTCGGCAATATCGTGCTTCAACTGGCCGATACGCGGCATGGCAGCATCGAGACCGGGCGTCGGCTGGCGAAGATGTATCCCATCAAGGCCCGGCGCAATGAACCGCTGGGAACGCCGACCGATCTGTTCACAGGCTCCGTGGAAGCGTCAACCGAGCCTGTCACGTCCGGGGAGGCAACCCTGTTCATTCGCTCCACCGATCCTACGCCCATGACGGTCACGGCGGTCTATCTCGATCCCATCGCGAGCGAGCCTTGATTGAGCTGGTCCGCGCCAGTCCCGCTCATATAGGGCGCATCGCCCATCGGATGCGGTTGATCGATCAGCGTGAATGCGCGGCAATGGGCAAGACGGCAAAAACCGGCCTGCGGTCCAGCCTTGCCGCATCGGTGGTGGCCTATACCGCGAAGATCGATGGGCGCCCCGAAGGCATGTTCGGCGTCACGCCCGGCAGCGCCATCGACGGGATCGGGCATCCGTGGATGCTTGCGACTGACGCAGCCTTCGATTGTGCAAGAGAGATGCTGACCGCTGGGCCGGGCCTTATAGCATTAATGCATCGCCGGTTTCGCAGGCTGGAGAACATGGTCTCCGTCGAAAACGAGCGGGCGATCAGGATGCTGGGGCGCTGGGGCTTCGAGATTGGAGAAGAGCAGATGATGGTCGGCGGAGTCCCTTTCGTTAGGTTCTGGAGGGAAGGCTGATGTGCGCTGATCCTGTCACTCTCGCTTTGATCGGCACGGCTGTGTCAGCGGTCGGGACCGGCGTTACGGCCATCCAGGCTTATTCCCAGCAGAAGTATCAGCAGAGGGTCGCGGAGCAGAACGCGAAACTGGAGGATGCGGCGGCGCGCGATGCGCTGGATCGGGGCAAGCAGCAGGTCCAGCAGCAGCAGCGCAGGCTCAGTCAGGAGATGGGCGCGCAGCGGGCCTCACTGGCGCCCAACGGGATCGATGTAAATTTCGGTTCGGCGGCTGACTTTCGGGGCGATACCGCCATGCTCGGCCAGGAAGATTCGCAGACCATCCGCGAGAATAATATCCGCGAGGTGCAGGGCTTTGAGCGGCAGGCGGGGAATTATCGTTCGCAGGCCGCCGCATCTGGCCAGGCGGCGACCGGGGCGCTTGTGGGTGGTGCGTTCGGCGTTGCCAATACGCTGCTCGGAGGGGCGCAGCAGTATAAGAAACTGAAGGCGGGCGGTGCCTGATGGCGCGTGTCCCCATCTCGCGCGCTGGCGACCTCCAGCTAAATCCGGTTTCATCCGTTCGCCTTCGCCCCGCCGACAATAATGGTGGCGTTGCCGGTGCGGTCGGAAGTGGATTGCAAGATATCGGCAAGGGCGTGCAGGGATATGCCCAAGCAGCGGACGAACTGGATGATAGGGTTGCCCGCACCTCCGCCGATGATCTTCTGCTCCAATATCAGAGCGGAGCGCGCTGGATCAAAACCGGCTATGCTGCCAAGCAGGGTAAGGATGCCCTGACCGCCCGCCCGCAGGCAGACGATGCGTTGAATGGGCTGTATAATGACATTGTGGGCAAGGCTGATAAGCGGACCCAGATTTATCTCAAAGGCCGCTTGCAGCAATATCATGGCGTCTATCTCGATGGCGTCGCGGAACACGCCGTTCGCCAGTCCGCCATCTACGAGGAGGAAGTAGGCGGGGCGCGGCTTCAGAATTTCGGAGAGCAGGCGGCGGAAAACTGGAGCAATCCTGATCTGAGCGCCGGGTTCATTGCGGATGGCCGCGCGCAGTTGCGCGAAAATCTGGGGCGCAAGGGCCTGACCGATCCGGATATTGTCCGGGCCGAAGAGGCGAAATATGTCTCAGGCATCCATTCCACGATCATCGACCGCATGATGACGGCCGGGGAGGTCGATGGAGCCGACGCCTATTTCCGCAAGCATCTGGACGATTTGACCGCGAAGGATGAGATAACTATCGCCGCCGCGCTCAAGTCGCCGCTGGAGAAGCGCGAAACCTATGGGGATGTGGCTTCGATCATGGGCGGTGGCTGGGCCGACGATACCGGCACATCCACCAACTATGCCGATCCCCTTCGCGGCGCTGGTAAGGGCGTTTCGTCCGGCTATGGCGTTGCGCGCGGAAATGGCAAGACGCACAACGGCGTGGACTTTCCCGCAGCGACTGGAACGCCGATCTATTCCATCGGGGCTGGAAAGGTTCTCCGTGCCGGCCATGATGATCGCAGCGGCAATTTTGTTGTCATCGATCACGGCGATGGAACAACCTCCAGCTATTCGCACATGAAGGCTCCGACCGAACTGAAGCCAGGCGATGCCGTCACGCCTGATACTTTGCTGGGTGGCGTTGGCACTACCGGCCATTCGACTGGCCCGCACCTGCATCTGGTTGTGAAGAAGGAGGGCAGGACCGTCGATCCCCAGCAGGTGATTGGGGGCGCTCAGCAGTCCCCACGTCGACATGATCTTGATACACTACTGGCCCGCGCCGATCAGCGCGCCGATACGGAGGGCTGGTCATTCGAACGCCGCGAGCGAGCGAAGGACGAAATACGCCGCCGCGTATCGACGGATGAGACGCTTAAAGCCCGCGAGGAGGCTGACGCAGATCGCGCCGCCAGCGAGGTCGTTCTCAATCTGGGAGACAGGTTCACGGATGTTAGCCAGATTCCGGCAGGCGTCCGCAACAGCCTGTCTCCCGACGCGCTGCGCCAATATATGGGCGTCGCCAAGAGCAACACCAAATCCGAGGGCGTGCTTGCGAACGGCAATACCGCGACCAGCCTTGAGCTTATGCGCGTCCTTGAGCCAGAACGGTTTTCTCGTGAACCGCTGGGTAAATATGTGGGCCAGGTCACGAGGGCGGAACTCCAGGGATTCGCTGTCGAGCAGGCAAAAATCATTCGCGGCGATCCTGACAAGTCGATCCGCAGCAAGGTCGCGTCCACGATTTCCACGTTCGGTGTCGAGGATGGTTTGACCGGAAACAAGGAAGATGTCCGCCAGAAGCGCGTTGCCGTTCAGAAAACGATGGAAGCGGAAATTCAGGCGCTCACAGGCGGCAAGCGCAATCCCACGGATGATGAGCTTTACCGGGCATACCAGTCAGCCACGCGGGATGTGACGTTTACCGTCAATACGACCTTTGTGGGCATCCCCACCGGGCAGTCCGAGCGCACGAAGCCGCGCTTCGAACTGGGCGTGCGCGACGTTCCCGAGAACATCCGGCAGCGTATCGCGCGGGGATACCAGAACCAGTTCGGGCGTGCGCCCACTGATGATGAAATCGCGACTGCATATCGCAATGGCAAGGGCCGCTACTGGTAATGGCAACCGACCCCTTCAAATATCTTGATTCCATGCGGGCGAAGTCCTCGCAGCCGGTGCAAGGCGACGATCCGTTCGAAGCGGAATTGCGGCAGCAGCGCGACGATGAACTGGCCTATCGTATCAAGGTCGCCAGGCCGGATGAGGAAGCCCGCGCCCGCGCGCTTGCCGAGCCACGCGGCCTTGCCCCGTCTGCCGTTGCCAGCAATCTCCCTGCGTTCGAAGCAGAGGCTCGCGCCGCCAAGGCCAAGAACGTCATGTCGCAATATCCCGCCATCGGTCGCTGGTCTGCGAAACCCGGCAACGCGGCCATCGCAGCGGATGATTATGACAATCTCTCTCTGTTCGGGAAGGCCTTCTATGGCCTGAAGAATTTCGGCAAGACGCTGGAGGCGGGAACGTGGACCGCGTTGGGCGGCATCTATGGCGCAATCGGTGGACTGGCCGAAAATCTCGACGCTCTGTCGCCATCTTCAGATGCTGAGCGGCGCGCGGGTGTCAGGTCGTTGCCGCGCCTCGTCGCTGATTATGCACTTGGCCTTCAGGCTTCTGACAAGACGGCTGCGGCTAAAGCGCGGCCCAATGTCGAGAATTGGCTGGCTCGCAATCTGCTGCAAGGCGTCGAAAGCCTGCCCACGACTGCGGCATCTGTTGGCGTTGGCGTTGTGGCTGGTCCGACCGCTGGCGCATCCGTCATGGGTGCGTCGGTGGCGGGGAATGAATATGCGGAGGCACGCAGTAAAGGGCTGTCCGTGCCACGTTCCGCTATCTATGGGGCATCGCAGGGCGCGGTCGAGTTCATCACGGAAAAGCTGCCGGTGTCGCGACTGGTGGGCGATCTGGCCGCAAAGTCGCCTATCGGCAAAACGCTGATGCGTCAGCTTGCGGCGGAAATCCCTGGCGAGCAGGCGGCGACGGTCCTGCAAGACCTCAATGAATGGGCGACGCTCAACCCGGATAAGACGATCAGGGAGTTTATTGCAGAGCGTCCCGCTGCTGCTGCTGAAACGCTCGCCGCGACCATCGGCGGCGTCGGCACCACTGTCGCTGTCACGAAGGCTGCTGAGCGGACTGCCCGGATCGCAGGCGACATGATTGATCGTCGCCAGCAGGCGGAACGCGCCAGCCTCAATGCCGCCTTCCTCGAACAGGTTGCGGATGCCACAGGCAAGGCCAAGACCATGGGACGGTCGCCTGATGCCGTCGCGGATCTAGTCCAGCAGTTGGGTGACGATACCGGTGCGGATCGTGTGTTCATTCCAGCTGAAGCTCTGCGCGCTTATGAGCAGTCCGACGGATATTCGGGCGAGTTTGACAGCTTCCGTGATGCCGTGGACGAAGCCTATGCCACAGGCGGCGATCTGGTCCTGCCAGTGGGTGAACTGACCCGCATTGCAAATACCCCGGCATGGTCGGCACTGAAGGACGATATGCGTCTGTCTGCTGGCGGCATGTCCTTCAATGAGGCGCGCACGTTCGATGAAGCCATGGCCGATGTCATGGATCAGCTATCAGAACAGGCCGCGCAGGAGGCGGAAGCGGCACGGGTGGCGCAGGAGCCTCGCCAGAAGTTGCAGCAGTCCATCGCCGACAAGCTCATGAACGCGGGCTTCACCCCTGCCACGGCTATCCAGCAGGCGGAACTGCTGACCCAGCGCGAAGCAACCCGCGCGGCGCGCATGGGGCGCGACCTGACGGGACAGGAGTTCGATCCTGTCGAGGTGCGGCAAATCCTCCCGCCTGCCCTCGCCCAGATACAGGCAGCGGATAATACCGATATCCTGATCGAGACCATGAAGGGCGGGAAGGAGGCCAAGACTGCCCTTGGTCCGTCGCTTATGGATTTCATCTCGCGCGGCGGTGGTATTGAGGATACGGGTGGCGATCTCAAGGCCATGGGCGCTGATGCCTGGCACAAGGGCAAGCCCGGTAAGCGCAAGCTGGTCCGCTCCGACAGCAGCAATCAGGCGTCGATCGATGAAGGTGGCCTCGGCATCAATGAGTACGGCGCCGACCAGTGGGCGCAGCGCGCGTGGGAAGCGGGGTACTTCCCTGAGTTTGGCGACACGCGACCCACTGCGAATGACCTGCTCGAAGCCATTGCCGAAGGGGTGGCGGGCCGCGACCGCCATCTGGTCGCGCAGGAAAAGACCCTTCGCGATGCGGCGCAGGAATTGCGCGCCATGCTGGAGAACCGGGGGATTGATCCGGACGCAGCGAGCCGCAAGGAGATCAAGGACGCAATCGCTGCCTATCAGCAGGAGAGCGAGGGGCGGGCGTTCAATCAATCTGAGGTGGGACCGTTCGGCCCGGTCTATCGGCAATACCGCCACGATGCGGCTGGCGCTATTGCCCGTCTGGCGGAGGAAAGGAATGGTGAAGCTATCGCCGCGCTGCACCACCCGGAGATTGGCGACATTGATCTGGTCTGGGGAGAAGCAGGAACTGGCGCGAGCGATGGCTACGGCCTTGCAAAGCTCGTCAGGTGGCATCCTGAAATCGTGGGGGATTTGCAGGGCGTCCTCTCGGCAATGCGCGTCAAATCGCGGAGCAAGAACCGCGTCAATCTGGAAAGCGCCGATCATCGCGCTGCGGTGCGCCTGACTTGGGACGATCAAGCCAAGCACTGGCTTCTGACGGCTTTTCAGAAGAGGGAAGACGGCGCTACCGGCACGACGTCAGACACTGCCGGTAATGACGGAAAGGATGACACAGCTCGCCTTTCCAGCGCCGCAGATCGCAATATAGCAAAAAAGATTACCGATTTCTACCAATCCTATAACGACGGCCCCCGTGGCCGCATCGTGTTCCCGTCCGCTGGCTTCGGATCCGGTCCCAGCGTCATCGAACTTTTCCAGTCCCGCGACCAGTCAACCTTCCTGCACGAAACCGGCCACCTCTGGCTTGAGCAACTGCGCGCTGATGCGTTGGAGGAAGGGGCAACCAACCAGATCAAGGCAGACTGGCAAACCGTGCAGGACTGGTTCGCGGCCAATGGCCATCCGTTGGAAGATGGGTCAATCCCGACCGACGCCCATGAACTATGGGCGCGTGGCATCGAGCGGTATCTGATGGAGGGCAAGGCTCCCACCCCGATGCTGCGCCGCGCCTTCGAGCAGTTCAAATCATGGCTGGTTGCTGTCTATCGCAGCGTCGACCGGTTACGCTCCCCTATCACGCCAGAAATCCGCGCCGTCATGGACAGGCTGGTCGCCACCGACGAGGAAATCGAGCAGGCGCGGCAGGCCCAGAGCATCGAGGCGCTGTTCACCGACAAGCCTGACACGATGACGGAGGAGGAGTTCGGGGCCTATCAGGCGTCGACGGAGCAGGCGCGCGGGGCCGCCCATGACGCCCTGCTCGCCAAGGTCATGAACGCAGTGAAGCGCCGGGTGACGAAGGAATATCAGGACCGGCGATCGACGGTGGAAGCGGACGTTGCCGCGTCTGTGGATGCCCGTCCTGAGTTCCGCGCCTTGCGTCAAGCGCAAAAAGCGCCGCTGGATGCGACATGGATCAGGGCGGCCCTGGGCGAAGACGCGCCCGCCATGCTGCCAAAGAATGTTCCCCCGATCTTCAAAGAAGGCGGGGCCAATCCAGATGAGGTAGCCGAACTGTCCGGCTTCACATCCGGCGATGAGATGGTCCGCGCTCTGATCGGCGTGGAGACCGCGCGTCGGCAATTGAGGGAAGGAGGTGATCAGCGGTCGGTGCGGAAGGCGCTGATAGATCAGGAAGTCGATCGGATCATGCTGGAGCGATATGGCGACCCCTTCACCGATGGTTCGATTGAAGAAGAAGCCCTCGCGATCATCCATAACGATCAGCAGGGCGAGGTGATCGCCGCCGAGATGCGTGTTCTCGCCCGTTCCACCGGACAGCGCGTCACGCCCTATCGCGTAGCAAAGGATTGGGCTGCGCGGTCCATAAGGGAGGGCCGGGTCGCCGATGTCGCATCCCGTGCTTCGATCCAGCGCTATCAGCGTGCGGCGGCGAAGGCAGGCAAGGCCGCAATGGACGCGGTGATCGCTGGCGAAAATGCCGAAGCCTTCCGCCAGAAGCAGGCCCAAATGCTGAACAATGCGCTAGTGTCGGAAGCCAAGCGCGCGGCTGACGAGATTGAATCTGCCGTCAAACGCATGAGCAAGGTTGCGTCGAAGCGCACGATGGAAACGGTTGATCAGGACTATCTGGAGCGCGCGCAAGGGTTGCTGGAACAGGTCGACCTGAAACAGAGGTCGCAGCGGTCCATCGACCGGCAGGAGAGTTTCGAGGCGTGGGCGCGGGAACAGGAGGAAGCAGGACGCGACATGATCGTTCCGCCATCCTTCGCCGCGACGCTGGGGTCCACGAACTGGTCGCGCCTCACCGTCGATCAGTTGCTCGGCCTCGATGCCGCCGTGAAACAGATCATGCATCTGGGGCGACTGAAACAACGCCTACTCGACGCAAAAGAAGAGCGCGAATACGAGGCTGTTGTCGGGGAGGCCCTCGCCACAACGTCCATGCTCCCGCAGAAGCCCGCCGACGCCTCGTTCGATGAGCCGGGCTGGTTCGACAAGGCAAAGTCCTTCGTCCTTGGCCTTGATGCCGCGATGCTCAAGATGGAGACGGTTTTCGACTGGCTCGATCAGGGACCCAGCGGCGTGTTCAACCGCGTCGTATTCCAGCGGTTCGTCGACGCCCAGGAGGAGCGCCGCAAGCGCACCGCCGACATGATGCGGCAACTGGAAGCCGCTCGCACGGAGGTGCCGGAGGCAACCCGCAAGCGGTGGGGCCAGAAGGTCACGCTCACCATGATCGACCCGGATACGGGCCGTCCTGCTGTCATGACGCGGGACAAGCTGATCGCCATGGCGCTGAACATGGGAAACGAGGGCAACGCTCGTAAACTGGCGGGGGGCTATAACTGGAATCAGCAGTCTATCCTTGATGCGCTCAACGCGGAACTGACACCGCAGGAATGGCGGTTCGTCCAGAAGACGTGGGACATCATCGATACGCTCTGGCCTGACATCGCGGCGCTGGAGCGGCGGGTTAACGGCGTCGAACCGGATAAGGTCGAAGCGCGGCCGATCATGACCAGCGCAGGCGAGCTGCGAGGCGGCTATTATCCTGTCGTCTATGACCCGACCCGTTCGCTCGACACGGAACGGCAGAACGCGATCAGCGGCGACAAGCTGTTCGAAAGCGCCTATCGCCGCGCAAACACCCGCGCCGGTTCGACCAATGAGCGGACGGAGGTTGAGCGCCCTGTCATGCTATCGCTCTCGGTCATCTCTCGGCATGTTGGGGAAGTGATCCATGACATCACGCACCGCGAAGCCGTGATCGACGCCCACCGCTTCCTCAATGACAAGCGGATCATCAAGGCTGTGCGCGATACGCTGGGTGAGCATGTCCAGAAGCAGTTCAACCCCTGGCTCCAGCACATCGCCAACGAGTTCGCCTATGACGCGCAGGGTATGGGATCGGTCGAGAAGATGGTGAAGGGCCTGCGGACCAACGCCACATTCGTCGGCATGGGCTATCGGGCTTCGACCACGCTGATGCAGTTGGCGGGTGTGTTCAATACTGCTGAGCGGATCGGTTCGCGCTGGGCGGTGGAAGGTGTCTATCGGTTCGCGAAGGCCCCGGTCGAGACGATGCGCTTCGTGCTGGAGAATAGTCAGGAAGTCGCGGCGCGCACGGAGACGCTGGACCGGGATATTCGGGACGCCATACAGCGTGAGCAATCGAAGTTTGGTTTCCTGTCGGACGTGAAGCGGTTCGGCTTCTACTTCATCGGCATGATGGACCGCTTCGTTTCGACAGCGGGCTGGATTGGGGCTTACAACAAGGCGCTGAATGACGGCATGCCCGACAGCGATGCTATCGCCTTTGCTGACAAGACGGTGCGGCAGTCACAGGGCGCTGGAGCGGGCAAGGATCTGGCAGCAATCCAGCGCGGCAAGGGAGCGGCAGGCGAAGCGGGCAAGCTGCTCACCATGTTCTACAGTTACATGAGCGCCTTCTATCAGCGTCAGCGCACGCTTGCCCGCGACTATGGCACGGCATTCCGCAGCGGCTCAGTGCAGGACTTCCCCGGCCTGCTAGCCCGCACGGTCATGCTGTATTTCCTGCCCGCCTTAGCCTCCGAACTGGTCGCAGGGCGGCCACCAGAAGATGATGAAGACTGGACGTTATGGGCGCTGGAGAAGATCGGCCTCTCCGCTCTGGGACCGATCCCTGTCGTCCGAGATATCGCTGGCGGTCTGGCGTCCGGCTTCGGTTATAACTTCACACCCGCCAGCGGCGTTGGCAATTCCATCGTGAACGCGGCGAAGGACATAAAACGTCTGGTCGAAGGCGAGGAAACGAAGCGGGCAACGCGGAACATTCTTGAAACCGCTGGCTACCTCGGCGCGCCTGTGACCGGCCAGATGGCGGCGTCGGCGCAATTCCTCGTCGATGTTGGCGCGGGCGACCAGCATCCCGAGACGTTCGGGGATTGGTGGGAAGGTTTGACGAAGGGGAAGATTAAGGAGGACTGACCCGGCCCCTATTGTCCTTGGCTATTAGGTATCGGTATGTGCCGAGCAAAGCGATTAACGCGGCTATGACGATTGGCCATCGATCTTCAACAAACTCCTGAGCATCATAGCCGAACCAATCATAGGCGATACCCTCCGTAGCATCGCGCGCGAACCAGAACACGACTGCGAAGCCCAATGCGATGAATGTCAATCGCAGCGCCCCCGCCTCTCCTAGCGTTCCCCCACTCAGGAAATGCACATTCGCTCGCAGGCGCGGCAATATGCCGCGCACATGTTCCTTGGTCGGGAAGTCCCGATCTTCGTCCATCTCGACATTAGCTTTCGCGATGAACCACCCCACAAGGGCAGCCATGAAGACTTGAAGAGTTGGGGAACTCGGCGCGATGCCATAGCCCAAACCCCATCCAGCTAGCGCTCCGCTGATGGCATACCAGGCAAATCTCACCGCTCGCTCAGTCATCCCCTGCCAATCCCCTGTCCATCCGTCAGCTCATAGCACCGCTCTGCCCCCGCGCTCAAGCCACTGTGCAAACCCCAGCTTTCGCCCCCTGCCCACGGGTAAGCCGATACCCAGCGCAAACCGCTGGGACGCACGATGGCAGTTACAGTCACCTCATCGATTACCGGACCTTATATTCCGAACGGCGCGACTACCGTGTTCGCCTTCGACTTCAAGGCGGGGTCGGCGGATGAAATCGACGTGTACCGCGATACGGGTGATGGCTGGTCCGTGATCCCGTCGGCCGATTACACCGCATTCGTCGACACGGATCTGGAGGGCGGCACGGTGGAATTCACCGTCGCGCCCGGCGTCGGATCGGGTAGTCTTTACATCGTTTCCGAACCGATGTTCACGCGCGAGGGGCAATATACCGGGGAGGGGCCGTTCACCCCAAAGGGTTTGAATGCGCAGTTCGATAAGGCGGCGGTCCGCGACATTGCCCTGAAGCGCGACGTGGGGCGCTCGATCAAAGCGCCCCTTGGTGAAGAGGCCGATCTGACGCTGCCAGCGGCGGGTTCACGCGCCAGTCGCTTCCTCTCTTTTGCCGCTGATGGGCAGACGATCGTGCTTTCTGAAGGGACCGGCGCCGATTTGGGGTTGCGGCAGGATCTTGCAGAGATCGGCGGGCAAATAATCAGGTTCGGGAGGACCACCGTCGAGGCCCGCCTTGCCAGTGAGTTGTATCTCACTGATTATGCGGACTTGGCGGACGGACCCGATTGGACGGCAGCAATCCAGAAAGCGGAACTGGATGCCTATAATGCTGGCAGGGCGTTGCGCGTCCCGCCAGGCGTCTTCGGCTATAGCGACGACATCAGCTTGCGGTGCGATGTTTTGGGAAGCGGCCGCCTTTCGACCCGCTTTGACAAGCTGGCGGCGGGTTGCACGATCTACCACCAAAATGGTTGTCTTCGGGGTCTCACTATAGGGCCAACGGCGGTCATTCCGGGGGACAGCTCGCACGGGTTGGTCCTCAACACTGCGTCCAGGAAGGTGACCGACGATGTGTGGGTCCAGTATCACGGCGGTGATGGTGTCCGGTTCGAGCATGGAAACAACTGCCGCCTCGCCGTCACTTCGATTTACAATGAAGGCCGAGGTGTATTTTTCCCGGCTGGCAATGACGGCGACAATAATACGTGCGATGTTTGGGCCGATGTAAGGAGGAACGGTCTCGCTGGCTTTGAAATCGAGCACAATGCAAATATTTCGCTGATAGCGGGGCGGATGCGCGGCATGGTTATTGCACAGACCAATGGGCAGCGCGCTGTGGTAAACAACGATTTTGACGTCATACTGGCAGGCCGGGCACATAATCTTCAGGTATATGCTGAATATGGCCCCAAGAGCGTCTGGCAGCGCAGCAGTTTGCTAACATCATTTGTTCAGTATACATCTCTGGACTGGACTACGTTCCTAAACGAGGCGGATGATACAAACGTCATCAGCATGCCGCCTTCGGCGGCCAACTCTCGCGTCACGCTCGTTGATCTTTTCAGAAAAATTGTACTGTTTGGTACTAACAATGTTGGTCGCTTGGAGCTGACGCAGATCGGTGACAGGGCGTTTTCACTTGATGCATTAGGCTCGGGGCTAGCGCAAACACTGGCACTCGGTTCCACTCTCACCATCCAGAAAAATGGGTTGCCTATTCGGGCGACTGCGACGAGTGGCGCGACACTGAACTTCGGTTCGATCGGCGCTGGCGCAACGGTCGATCGGACTCTGTCCCCTGCACTCACTGCCGCACTTCCTGCGCAGGTTGCTGTGTCGGCGTCGCCTCGGTTCGCAATGCCGGCAGGAATCGTGTGGTCCGCCTTCGTTACTGGCGGAAGCGACCCTGCCACAGACCCGGTGGTCATAACAGTCCGCTGTGCCAACCTTACTTCGTCGCCTGTGGCGGTAAATGGTGTCTTCAATATTAGTTTAGCTGTCTAAAAAATTCTGACGCCCGTCATCATGTGACTTTCATTTTGGAGGTGAGGTAAGATGCCAACTGAGCCAACTATTTCAGAACTATTCGCCCAACAGGCCGAGATATCTCGTCAGATTGCTCAGCGGAGTATTTTCGAAGTTCAAGCGGCCATTGTCGCGCTCAATTCGGCGGAGGGTGCCATTGCAGAGATAGCGGCAATTCAGGCCCGCCTTCCTGACGGCTCCGCTCGGCAGATACTTAGCCGTGTCACAAATGCGCACCAGCAGGCCCAGGCTGACATTGGTCACGCGTTGAGTGATCTTCAGCTCGCGGCCGAGGCGTGAGTTATGTGTGAACGGGCCGCGTTGTTCCTCACTCACCTTAGCCGCCGCATCCCTCGCCGCCGTGGCGCTAGTCAAGGGTTGGTCCTTCCTCTGGGCCATTCCCTTCGCGCTGTGGTTCGCCTTCGTGTTCGTGCCGGGCATGAGCCGGGGCGGTGATGAGTAACAAGGGGCACCGGCGATGACGCCATGGGGTGGAAATGGCTGAAACTAGCATCATAGCACAGCTTGCAACGCAGTTCGGCGCACCTGGCCTGCTGATCGGCTTCATGGTGTGGCGCGAACTTCTCACGCGCTCCGACCGGAAGGCGGAACGAGAAGAAGATATGGTAGTTCGCAAGGATCGCGCCGAGGCGGACAAGTCGCTCGCAGCTTCACTGTCAGCCTTGGTTGTCACCATCCAAGGTATGGAGCGAAAGTGATGTGCGAAGCGAGAGACGCAATCCGGGCCCGAAAGTGCGCTGCCGATGACCTGACAAGGGCTTGTGCGGCGCAGGGCAACCCGCTGGCGGCGGCGTTCATCGAGGCCTTGGCCGACCCGGTTCCCGAAGCACTGCGAAAACTGGCTGAACAGGCGGAAAGGAGCCTTCGCCGTGACCATTGAAACCATGATCGAGGCCACCATCGCGAAGGAAGGCGGCTATGTAAATCATCCGGCCGACCGTGGGG